CAAGCTGACGCAGATGTTGGCGAAGGACGGCGAGACGTTGGTGGACGCGAAGCCGAAGGACAGCACGAGCGCAGCGAGTGCGGGCACGAGCAGTGCGGGCGGAGCGAGCGAGGGCGTGGGCGGCGGTATCTGGAATGCGGTGGACGAGTCGGCGTCAGTTACGATGACAGTGGAAGAGATGCGCAAGGAACTGTTTGAGAGCGATGACGTCGTGATGGATAAGAATAGCGACCACGGGTTGTCGCGGTTGTCCTCGTCGGGGGCAAAGGAGATGGATAACGTTGATTAGTATTTGAATATTCTGATTGAAAACAATGGTCATTATTACTACTGGGAGATACAGTAATAATAATGTTATAATTATGTTATAGATTATCTTATCTACCATTTCTTGGTAAATGTAACATTGGCATTCCAGCCACTCGACTGGCTGTAGCCACCACCAAAACTAAGAGATGAATTCTTTGCTTGAGCAGCAGTTACGGAAGAAAAATCCGTAGAAGACGCGGTCTTCGGTTTTGTAAATTGGAGACTTCTCATTCAAGAACGAATAATGAATTATAATAAACCATAAGATTATAATCCGGTGAATATAGTCCGGAGATTGTAATGATATTATTACTGGTCGTGTGAATTCGTTACTTAGACGGACTCTGCGACACAGTAATAATAATCTTTGAATACTGTTTTGTCTTTGACACTGCGACTCATTTTGGCGGTGGAAAAGCCTTCATCCGTGGAGGCTTTCGCAATCGTATTCCACGTTTTGAGGACTTGATTGGTTCCCACTAACCGTTTCTCAACCTTCTTCCCGGTGGTTGAAAGTTGAACGCCGATGATTGGATTTGCGCCTTGTTCTTGGATGACAGCCTGTTTCAATTCACTATAACTTTGACGTAAACCCAGTCCGTAATAGCCTTCATTACTCGTGATTTCAAACCAAATCGTCGACTTGAGTGCGTTCGGGCACGCATTGAGGTAGGTCTTCAAATTCTTCAAATCGGTTTCACCGGGTGTCTGTCCCACAGAGATTTTCCATTGCTGATACTCTTTCAGAAGTGTAGAATTCAGGATTTTACCACGGTCAGAGAACTTACAGCACTGGAAAATAAAGGTTTCAACGCTAAATTGTGCTGGGTTTTCGGCCTCGGTTGCGATGACCTTCTTGTATTCCACCGTCTTCAACTTGATACCTTGATAGCCGTGAATACTGTCGATGCGCTTGGGTTTGAATTTGACGTCCATATAATGCTTCAACGCGTGGAAGGTTTCTTTGGCGGGTTTCGTGTGCGACCATAGACGGAATCGTCCTTCAAGGTTTACGGATTCCTCTTCCACATCAGGGCGCACGATACAGCATGTTGCGACGAATTCGTCGAACTTTTGTGTGAGTTCATTATCGGGGAGAAGAATGTGTTGATTGAATGGGGATTCGTTTTCGGTCGCGACGACTTGAAGCGCTTGCGACTGTTGTGCGGTCTTCTCGCGGAGTTCATTGTTTGCTAGGGTGAGGTCGTGGATGGCCTTGTTCTTTTGTTCAAGGTCGCTCACGAGTTTCGCGTTCTCGGCCTCCAATTCTTGATTGCGCTGAATAAGCCTGTTGAAGTTTTCCACATTGTACATTCGTGCGTAAATGATGCCCTCAATATGTTTTGTCAGTCGTTCAATGGTAAAATTTGTGCTGTCATATGCGATGATTTCAGTTTTGTTTTTACCGGCGACTTCAATCGTGCGAAGTTGGCGCTTGATTTTTGGATGGTCTTTGATGTAGTTCTCAATTTCGACTTTGTTATGGACTCTAAATGCTGCGGCGAGGATGAAGTTCGTGTATTTCTTATGATGGTCGGCGACGCGGGTGGCGAGGTTGTTGGTGTGGCCGAACTTGATGAGTTTCTCGTTGTCAGCGTTGGTGTTGTCAATGGTGCCGAAATAAATACATTCCGTGTTAACTGGGAACTGGCTGATGAGGGTTTTTTGAATTGCGCGTTTCTTTTCTTGGGTAAGGGTGATGGTGGCTTGGTTGAGGGTGATGGTGGCTTGGTTGAGTTGTGCGTTTGTTTGTTCGAGTTGGGCGCTAGATTGTTCGAGTTGTGCGCGGAGTTCGCTGGTCTCAGTGTCAAGGATTTGATGCAATGTTTCTTCCAAACGCAAATAATAGTCATGGATTTCACCGGCTTTCTTTGTCTGTGCTTTAAGGCAGAGAAGTTTGAAGCATCGGATTGTGAGTTTGATGGTTTGCTTGTTGTGACCGCCGTGTTTTTTGGGTTTGTCTGAACCGGATTTGTCTGGTGAATGAGGTGGTTGGTCTTCGTCGCTATCATTTGAAGCGACAATTTTATAATCAACATCAACTTTGAAATTGGTTTCAATCATTGTTTTTGCGGTTACCTTTTGCGTGAATCCCAACCATTTCCAGACATTATCCAAGTCAACAACAAAGTCAGTATTCTTATCATAATTGAGATAACAATAAAAACTAGCAACAAACAATTGCTGCTCGAATGTATTAAAGGTTTCTTGAAGTTTCGCAAGAAGAAGATTGTTATATTTTTGAGACAACCTTGTAATTGGATTTTTTTCGATGAGTTCTACAATGTTGAGGGTTTCAGAAGAGGCGGCGCAGGCAGAAGAAGCGGAGGACATCGTTATGAGCGTATGTTATACTATGTATATACGGATGTCTTTAAGTTGTTTTAAGATACTCAATCAAGTTTAATACAAGCAAGATTGTAATATTAATTGTAACATAAAATTGAAATAAATAGACCAACTATATTCTCAGACATAATCGGAACAAATGTGTTCTTTCACGCGCGATTTGGATGAGTCGTTGGATTGTTTTCAGACATCAAAATACAATCTAATAAGACACTTGGAAAGGAACTACCGAGTGAATATCCATTATACGAAGTCACAAGCGAAATTAGTCAATGAAACGAGAAAACACGGAGGTCATAATCGAATCGTCTATATGCTGACGGAAGAAGCATTTGAGCTCTTCAAGAACTCATTTAATTTCAGAAACAAATACATTGTTGACGCATCACAACAAGTCGAGGTTGTCAAATTCCCAATGTGTATTGAAGGACAGACTATCGGATTTATTGAAAATGCGTATCGCGGTTTACACTCTATGTCGCGTGAGTTCCGAATTGGTTCTTATTTTGTGGATTTGTGCTTCACGAACGATTTGATTGTCGTGGAATGCGACGAATATGGACATCGCGACAGGTCTCTGGCGGAGGAGGAGGCGAGAGAGGAATTCATCAAGAATCAAGGTTACGCAATGATACGATACAATCCGAATGAACCAAGGTTTGACCTGTCGGATGTGTTGAATCGGATAAATAGGCGTTTGATGTCGCTTTTATAAATCAAAAGCGGATTTTATAAAGCGACAGATATACCGGCAGTTGCTTTCATAATAACAATCAATAATTATGAAAGCGATGGACGCTTTTATACAAAAAAGCAAGAAATAGTGTTAAAATGCTAATTTCTCTATCTTACTCCTCCGAAAAAGTGTTCAACTTGATTATAAAATTCTAATATTAGAATCTTCATTTAGGATAGACTAAAGCAAGATTATCATCAAATACCGCTCTCACCAATTCGTGAGCGCTTTCCCTCACCACTTACTCTTCTTCACATTAATCTTCGGTCCCTTGCCACTTTTCGCAGCGTTAGGGTCATAAGACTGCTCTCCTTCGTCGTCAGAACCGAGATTCTTGGAGATTTCCCAGAATTCCTTACTGCCGAGCTTGAATGGCCCGTGCTGTTGTGCCTTATACCAGAAGATTTGGTCTTGTAATTTGTTGGATTTCGCGTTATTATTGATGACGAGACACTCGTAATTCTCGGTACACTGGTCCATCACCTGACAAAAGCTCTCAAAAGTGGGGAACATACCCGCATAGTTGTCGTAGATTCGCTTACGATTCGCAATATATGGTTCACGGAGGATAAAAACGTAGTCGATATTCGTGCGGAGATTTGGAGGGATACCAAGGGGATATTGCATTGTGATGACTAACATGACCTTCCAATGACGTCCGTTCATAAAGAGGAGGCGCATCATCACATCTTTCGTCCATTTGTTATCATACAAACAATCATCCAATACAACGAACGTCCTCGGGTCAATGGATGACTTCTTATACATATCCTGTTCTTTTTTGACCTGCTTTAAGACAGCCTTTTGGCGCTTTAGAATATTCTCAATGATGGCTGTATTATACGCGTCATGGATGAACAGTTTTGGGACATGTGCTGCGAAGAAACCGTTTCCTGCTTCTGTTCCGGAGATGACTGTCCCAATGGGGATATCCTGGTGGTGAAACATCAAGTCCTGAACGAGGAAACTTTTACCGGTATCACGGCGTCCAATGAGAACGATGACTGGGCCCTTGTTTTCATCAGGGCGAAAACTGATAGCCTTCATCTCGAACTTCGCGAGTTCTAAATTCATAGTGATGATGTAGACGATTATAGTAATAAAAATGGCATATATTATTTTTATGACAATTATACGAATGGAATGAATGGAATGAATGGAATGAATGGAATACGGAATACGGAATGTGCCCGTTTAAAATCGATATAAAACTTCTATTCATCAATCATATCAATAAGTATTATACATTTAGGAACAATGACCGACAATGCGGCCTCGGCATCGGCATCGGCCGCGGCATCAAGGTTCCAACTTCATTACCGTAAACACAAATACACCCCTGATACAATAGAATCCGCATTACTGTATGATATTCAAAATTATATACCGATCTATTCGCGATTTTTTGATGTAAATGAAAGCAATTACAATGGAATCCAACTGAATCAAAAGTATTATTTACAGAATATCATCGCGCATCCAACACAAATCATTGACGCCCGCGCCGACGACCGTGACCGTGACCGCGACAACGAACGCACTCATTCCCTAAACCATTTAGAAACGATTATTGCTGACGACGACGGAAATACCAGTAATGTTCCAATGTTTGTGAAGTATTCGCCGCTTCTTGACCCTATCCGTTATTTATCAGGGAAATATGATACGCAAGCGGATAACAAAACGCGCGCGCTTCCCAAATACAATTCTACGCCCGAAACGTGTGATGATAAAATACTTAATACAAATAATTCGTCGTATGCTGACGGTTTTTTCTCCTATTTGACGAGCCGCGCACTTCACGAACACGGAATCGTCCACGGTGTCGACTATTATGGCAGTTATTTGTGTAAGCAGCGCGAGTTTTCTACCAATATATTTGATGATATTGACTATCTGGTGGGTTGTTCGTTTTTCAATACATACGAAAATGAACTCTTCACAATCGATTATTCGCAATTTGGAGAGGATGAAACCGGTGGCGGTGGCGGTGGCGACCTCTCGGATATCAATATAAGCAAGCTGATGAAAATACGTAACAAAATGAAACCAATGATTGGCGCAACCGGCGCGGATAGCTATATCCAACCGGATGAAGACTATTCTAGTAGTAAGACCCGAATTAATATTCTTGACAGTGTTTCAGATATGGAGCCCACTGTAACGGTAGCGCTGATTGATAATACAGTTCCCGGGATAGAATATGTCGCTGATAATACACCCGTTGAAATCGTAGAGTTAAATCTCTCGGAGCCATTTGTTGAAACTGTGGCGAGCGCCAGCGAAGACACCGACGCTGTTGTAGATGCCGATGCTGCGCCAGCGTTGTACCCTAAAAATAGAACAAGGGACCACAATGATACAAGTGATAGTGATTCATCCCAGTCAAATTCTTCATATACTACGATAAGCGGGAGCGACGGGGACGGCGAGGGCGACAGC